TTGCTTAGTATATATCTCAACACCTGTTGTATCGTAAGGAATACCACTTACACGAGTAACTTTAGTAGCTGGGTTGTATAACGAAACTACTATATCAGTATCAGCTCCATCTACCTTACTATCTAAATACAATGTATAATCAAGGTCGGTATCTTTCAATCCATCTTCCAATGTCAACTGTTCGAGGTGTAAACCTTCTGTATCTGATGTTAATAAATGCAAGTTACTGTCGATAAAGTCAAAGCCTCGAACATCACGTTCAAAGGTGAACTTCATCCACGCACTTTGTATCTTCTCTTTATTACTCCAGAAGTATTTATATACAAACAAAGTCTTAGGGTCTGCCGATGTATTAACAACAATAGTATTCTCAGCTTGTGAACCCGCTATCTTTTGTACATTTGAAGTTATGTACTTAGGTATTTGTTGAGTTATCTCTTCTGAGTTAAATGTATCAGTATTGTTATCAACGAAGTATTCGTACATCCCTTCAAAGTCATTACGTTTAAAAGAGAAGTATATATAATTACCTAGAGCTACGGGTTGTACACTGTCTGATATATCGTATTCAGTTACAGGAGATATAGCTACAGTCTTAGGACTTAGTATGTCAGCTCCACGTAATACAAACTGTGACTGCTTACTGAATAACATAAGCTTCTCTTGGAATGGCAATGCGTGTTGAAGAACAGCTACCTTTGTATGGCTGAGTCCTACGTCAATAACTGCACTGTCTAGTAACTGCTGTGTAGTAGTACGGAAGAAGTTAAAGTATTCATCTGCTTCGGAGAAGATAACATTACTATCTGTGAGGAATCCTAAACGGTTCTTAAAGAAGAATACATCGTTGATCTTATTACCTACGAAGGAGGGGAATGGGTTGGTGTTATCGTCACCTGCTTGCCTACTACGCCATCCGTTTTCAACTAACGCATCTAAGTTTTTATCTTCTTCTGGAGATTGTACCTTAAATGATGTTATACTTGACCCAGTAAACACAGGGACCAAAGTAACAGGCATTGTGTTATAGTCTAAATTTATATTTATAGCAGTTAATTGCCCACTTTCCGTGCCGTCTTGTTGCCATCCGACTGACTCTACCCAAGTGCCTTCACCAAAATCTGATTTATCCTTTGTGGAGAATCGAACATAATAATCGTCCTGACCTATATCAGCATCTCCTATTATCTTAACAGTAAAGTTATTATAACAAGATTTAGGTAAGTCCGTAATACTGCCGACCTCTTTATAAGCAAGCCCTAAGCCTTCATTAGATAACCCATCTTCTACTCGTATCTTGAAAGGACCATCCGTACTTCTTATCCGAATAACACTTCCGTTTCTTTCAATATTTAAAGAAGCTCTAGTAGTTGTAGTTTCAGAAAAAGTAGCCCCACTTCCCGCTCCATTTGTTATTTGAATTATGTAGCCCGGTGCAATTGTATAAAATTCCCTAACGGTATATATAAAAGGATTAGAAGCGTTAAAGTTATTACCAAGCCTGACCATCTCAACACTTACTAATTCACCGCTACTATTAACAGTTCCTATACCTAAAGCGGTTTCATCTACCCCTGCCTGACTAATAGTTACTTCTAGTTTATAATCGGGGTTGGCGTATAAACCTCCACTACTTGCATACCCGCTCCCCCCAGAAGTTACATCCACTTCAGATATTCCAAGTAGAGTACCGTCAAACTCTTCTATTAAACAAGCCTCTAAATCTTTAGCTATAAGCTCTGTGTCTGCGTGTTTACCTGCGTGATTGCCTGTACTAGGACCACTGATATAGGTGGAAGGAGCGTGGCCTGTAGTGGTGTAATCGTGATGAGCGTGTGAACTTGAAATAGGAACTAAACCTTCATCTATGTAAATACTGTAGGATTTCTCGTAGTCTCCCAACTTAACAAAAACTATAGCTTCATCAGCGGGTACTTGACTTAACGTAGTTGTATCTTTAGCTACCGTCTTCTTCTTATTAACAAGGAACGTATAGTCAGCTACCGTTAACGCTCGTAAGTCTGATAACGGATTACTGATACCACTAAGATAGCTAGTAGCTATAGAAGTTACAGCTACCGATACATTGTTACCCGTCTCAAGATCAATAACACCTACTTGTCCTATCGATACGCTATTACCTAGAGACACTGTTACACAGTACTTATTCGTTTCATCTCTCTTTACGAAGTGTGTGAATAAGTCAGCACCGGGATCAGCAGCTCCTATATTCTTTTTGTAGTTAGTAGGTGGACGTTTAACCAGCCCTTCTACAACCGTAGCCCAAGCATTAATCTGTTCGTCGCACTGACCGGGAAACCGTAAGTTGTCAGGCTGTTGTGATACGCCCTGTGCGAGATTCGGTACACTGTTTACTAACAGAGGCATATATCTACTATCTATCTAATACTCTAAGTACGCTGTAGTCATCAAAGATAGTACGATCAGCATTCTCGGAGTCGCTGTCTATCGCACGTGCTTTAGCTTCTATCTCATCTCTCAAAGCAAAGCCTTCTATCTCTCTACTGCCTAAGAATCTATTAGCAAAGATACGTGCTGATTTAACTGTTATGTAATGTCTGAACTGTTCGGGTATATCCGTAAAGTCCAACTCAAAAGTGATGGAGGCTTTAACCTCCTTAGTCCATACATCCGTGTGCTTCTTTCTGTCGTATAACAAAAGTCCACGTTGTACTGGATCACTGTCTGTATAAATTTGTGGGTCTAAGTCCACTCGAAGCGTATTGCTTGGTAGGTTAATCTTAGACGTTGAAGCATCGGGGGTAAGTACATACTCGTGCTCCGTATTAAAATGCCAACCCTCTGACTGTATAGCTTTACTGGTTTCATCGAGGACTGCCTCGGCTTGGACGACTGATACGGGTACTGCTGTACCTCCTAACGTATTAACAGGGGCTTCCCCGATAACACTTATCATTGTATTTACTGCATTTAGTTTAGTCGTCAGAGCCATGATAAATATAGATATATATAAAATCAGTGAAGGGGAGCGGAACGAATCCAGACCCCCCCAACACCGAGAGAAGAGTTACGAAGCTAGTTCGATAGCACACTCAGGACGGAGGATTCCGTGACCCATAGCATACTTAGCAACAAACAATGTACCTTGACGCTCAATCTGATATTCAGACTCAGTAGCCAAGTCGAGTAACTTAACGGTTCCTACAGCAGCACTGTGAGAAACGATACCGAAGGTATTACGGAAGTCTCCGTCGTACCCTACTCCGTTACCGCCGAATACATCATTGCTACTACCAGCGTCAACTCCAGTTCCACCAGACAAATCAGTTGATGGGAGGTGGTTGGACTTGTAGAGGCTGATACCAGCGATTTGTGGAACGTTACCAGAAGCGATACTTCCTTGACCTCCGATGTCGGAGTTGATTGCAGAAGTAAGGCTGAAGGTGTTAGAAGCGTCAGCACCTGTTACTAACTTGTAGTATTCAGCAGGGCGAAGAACGCAGAAACGACCGTCAGAAGGAACGTCTTGTTCGTCAAGCCTTTGAGCAGTAGCAAACAAAGCACCTACTAACTGAGCACCAGTGAAGGTATCAACAGCAGTTGGGTCAAGGTTACCACGGCCGAAAGCTTCTCCAGCTACATCGTAGGTAGAACCAGCGGAAGTAGTTGTAAGGTTAGCAGAGTCACGAGCAGCAGCTAAGAATGTTTTAGCGATAGCAGTATCGAAACGGACGGCAAGAGCTTTACCCAACTCGTTAGCGTAAACGCTGCGGATGTCGTAGTGATTCTTTACGTCGTCGATGTTAGCCAAGAAAGTAGAAGCAACAAGCATCTTATCGATGTTGATGATCTTCTCGCTTTTCTTAACGTCGCTGAGGTAGCTGTTTCCACCGTCGGCAATGTTTTCGCCGGGAGTGTGGTACGAAGCAGAAGCGATTCCAGTTACTGGGAACTGTGCAGACTTGCCGCTGTCGATGGTTCTGATTGTGTGTAGAGGTTTGAAGATGTTAGACTCCTCGAAGGTTTGCAAAATCTCTCCAGAAAACTTCTTGAGAAACAAAGCATCGTTGTCGGATCCACCTTCAATAAGACCTACACGTGATGGGGATGTATTTCCATTTGCCATAATATATGATCTCCTATGTTAATTATTTGTGAATGTATGTTATATGATTACCGATTGACTTTCACTTCGTTCGTCTTCACAGGATTGTCCGCCGCAGCGGGTCGAGGGACTAGTTGTTGCTAGTTGTCGATTAAATATTTATCTATAAGTAAAGCGGAAAAATGCTTGACTGTCAACCCCTTCGACCACTGGGACCAAAGTAAAACCCTAAGATACAAGGCAGTATTACCGTGCATCCCATAAGGCTGATGTGTCCAGAAGAGATGGTGATCGGTGTTTGGTGGGCTTGGAAACTGATGAGTCCAAAGAAGAACTCGTTGACACCTTCTCCGTCTGCGTTTGTAAAGGTAACGATT